AAAATCTACAGTATCTAATGTTCTAAATACAGAAGTTCCAGATGCTTGTTTTATACGCATACCCGGTTTAATTGATAATGCATAATTAAAATCAGGTTGAACAGATGACCCAGATCCTATAGCCGGCACGATTTGAAATATATCTAATTTTACATGGGCTGGAACTACATTTAGTGGACGATATCCTAACGATCGAGCTAAGTCATATATATTACCGCGTTCTGCAGCTTGCTCTAATAATGATTCTTTAAGATTATTATCTGCATAATATGATAATACATCGCCAACATACGCAGCCATTTCTATAAATAAACTACCAGGTGATGATTCACTAAAATCAGTATATGATGTCGGAAAATATTGTTTAGCAAAATCAATTAGATTTCGTTTAAATTGACTAAAATCTTTTCCTAAGTATGAAACATCTTTTTTTGTTTCCATTGTGCTCCTTTATCTTAACTAACAGATAATTGTCCTGATTCTGTAGCAGATATTGTTATTGTATTCGTTTCAATTGAATTTAATGAAAAATCAAGTTTTATTTGTATTGAATATGGCAACGTCGGATCATCTTGTGCCGTTTTAATATCAATATTATCTATGTTTAAATATGGTAAAAATACAGATACTGGTTTAGTAATTAAATCCGGAATTTGAATTTTTATTTCATCGGTACTTGGTTGAAATAAAACATTTAATAAAAATGTGCCAAATTGCGGATAACCGTATCGTTCTCCTACACGAGTTAATAATAACATTTTGAGATTTTCATATGCCTGATCTATAGTAGTATATATCGGAGAAAATGGAGCTCCGGCATTTGGAGATGCAGTAAATGATGTTCCTAATGCAGGTGGATCAAAATTACTATATGACTGTATAATCTGATATGGCATTTTTTATTTATCCTTTTTTGTTATTCATAGCTTTCATTAAAGCTGAATAATCACGAGTCATTGCTTGAGCAACTTCCGGTGCTACTTCGTACGTTTTACCAGTTTCTGGATCTTCCATTACTTTAGGCGCAGCAGGAGCTAATCCCATTGCCTCTTTCATAGTTTGGCGCATCATTCCAAAGCCTTGTGCATTTGCTGATGTCATCTGTATTTCATCCATTCCTTCATTCATCATATCTGCAAAACTATTCATTGCAGAAGGTCCTTGTTCAACTAAAGCTTCTGTTTCATTTAAAATAGAAGCCCATTTATTTTCAGAAAATTGAACTTTAGATTTTTTATAAGCCGGCGCCGGAGTTGACACAGTTCTTTGAGACTTAACTGGTTCTGTTTTTTGTTGTTTCATTTCCACAATTGTAGATTGTAACCCATCCCGAAGAATTTCTGTTAATTCTTCTTTAATAACTTCACGTACGGCGGTTTTAAGTGCTTTTATAAGTGTTTTAGAATCCATATGATACTTTATTAATAAATATGTAGATTAGTAATTTATACCGGTTCCCCATTCGGTATCTGAAACTTTAGGACCATAAAATGTTTTTGTAGTTTCGTTGATTGCATAATCACCTTGCTTCCCAACATTTGGCTCCGGACCGCTAGTTCCTTGAAATTTAATAACTTTGCTGGGTAATTCTAACAAATTGTCGATAATGCTAAGTTGCCTAGAATTAAGTTGTTGTATGAGTAATTCTCGATTATCTAAATCTTCAATTGAAACATTTTTTATATTGTAAAATCTAGATAACGTATATCCAGAATTTGATTCATTTAATGCTAATTGCGTAATTGTTGATACTGCAAACACTTCAGTGTTACATATTGAAGATAATTTTTCAATTACTGATGTTATTAATGTTGATGCTAAAATAACACTACCATTAACTGCAGTTATTATAATAGAAGCTTGTTTTAACGCTCCTATTATAGTAGCAATTAATTCATTTTGTACTGCTTGGCCTTGAACTAAAGCTGGAGGCGATGGTACTGGTGCTGCTAATTGTATATTAATTAATGTCGCTGCAATTTGAGCTGCAACTGTCAATGCAGGTACAACTATTTGTAAAATTTGTAATACCTCTTGAATCTTTTGTATAATTTGTTGTATAGATTCTAATGTAGCTTTTATTTTTTTAACACGAGGGTCAGCACAACTAATACGATCGGATAATTTATTTGAATCTCCAATTGCATCATTTACTTTTTCATTTAATCGATCAATCAACTTGTTTAAAGCAACTTGCAATTTATTCATTGCAGTTGGTACTTTTTGAACAACTAAATCAAATGGTGGTGCTACTGCCATATCATGTTTTCTTTATTTTATATTTCTTGCTCATCAATTCTGCTAAGTCCGCAGAAATATCCGTTAACAATGTAGGTGTATTAGTATTAACTATTGCTCCTTGAGCAGTGCCGCCTGACAATATAGCTCGAGCCATTTTATTTAAAATTTTAATTAAAACCTCACCATGTACCATGGATTGATCTGCCGAATCATCTCCTAATTTAATATTACCAAGAGTATTTAATACAATTTCTTTTTCGGAGTCAATTACAACAATGTCCGTTTTAGCACGTAAAATAATTCTATCAGCAGCACCAATAAATTGTGACCCGACAAAATTATTATTTACTGTTAATGGCGTAGATAATTTTAATTTATCTAATTGTTGAGTACTAGTTAAATATAAAGAAGCAAAATCTTGTTCGATATCTTCAACAACAAATTCTTTACTAGGTAAATTCTTTCGGCCGTTAGATAAAATGATTATAGGAGAACTATAATCTGAAGATCTCCATGTAGTAGATTTATTATAATATCCAGCTGGAGCAGCCGTCGTGTTAACACTACTACCAAATCGAATACTATTACCAAATCTTCCTTCGATTAAAAAATCGCCTTCAAATGGTTGTAACGGAGAAATTGCTCGTTTAACAAATGTTTTACCTGGCTGAACATTGTCTATAGATTCTTGTTGTTTGCCATCAGATAACCCAGGCAACATATTTTCATTAATTGAAGATTGAATATCAACTGAAGAAACATAATACCAAGCTTCACGCCATCTTTCATTTGTAGATTCTTGATTAAATGTTTTATAGATCAATACAAATTCGCCAACTAATGGAATTTGTTTCATGTTTATATTTGACGGACGAGCAATATATATTTTGTCATTATAATATGTACTACATGAACGAACTTTTAAAGCAAAAAGTTTATTTGTAGTAGGATTAGGCTCGGTTTCTGGAACATATTGATATGTATAATCATATTCTAAAACTTCAGCAACATCCCATTCAATTTTTTTAGATGTAGTACTAGTATTAACCATTTACATCCTTTTGCTCTAATTTTTCTTTGGTTTGTCGTATACGTTCATTTAAAACTGCATCTTCTCGATCAAAGCCATCTAGTTCATCCGATAATTCTGCAGATAACGTTTGTTCAGCAACTCGTAAAAGTTGTTGTTTTTCTTCATCACTTAATAAGCTGTCGGCACCGGTAATAGTTTGTTTTGTGGAGATATATCGTTGAACGATTGCAGTTAATTTAACTAAATGATCATCATTTTTAACTGCAACATCTAGATACTCTTTAATTAAAGGTACAATTATTGTTGCATCTGATGCATTTTTAATTAAAGGCTGTAACTGTGCGATAAGCTGATTAATTTGCCTATCTTTCTTTTTTGAATTATGATATACATCAGACATTAGATCTGCAAAGGTAGTTCCTTTGAATAATTCATCATTCCTATCCATAACGTAAAATCCTTTAATAATAAATATTAAAACGGCAATTTTACGAAATTAGTTTGTTCATATTCTCTAAACTTGTCGGTATAAATTTCTTTAAGAGTTTTAATAACGCGTGTAATATTCGTAGTTTCTAATCCCGTACGTTCTCTAATAAAGATATAAAGAGCTTTTTTATTGAAGTTTTCTATATTTTCTCTAGTTTCAAAAATGTGTAAAACTGAATCAGCTACGTGGATATCTGTGGGATTCGTGAATATATAATTCAAATTATCATAACAATAATCAATATATGCATCCATAAAGTATTGCAACGTTTCGCGCATATCTTCATTATGTATTTCAGTGATGATATTTCTTTGTTCATCAACATCAATCTCTAATGCATCAGCTTTGAGTTTAGAATATGCTTTTTGATTTTCTGCAATTAAGTAGTTAAACGACGTTCTAGTATAATATGAATATGCTTTCCCAGCGTCTGGATTAAACTTGTTTAAACGTTCGGTTAGATATGTAACAAGGTCGGTTTGTAAATCTAAAAATGATGAATCAATATAAGTAGGTTTAACTTTATTAATTAAATTTTCAGCCATTTTCATGAAAGCTGGATATATGAATCGTCGATATATCTTTTCTCGCAGAGCAGGTTGTTCTTGAGTACGATTATATGATGCAATTGCAAAATCTGTTATTTTCGTGAAATAAACATTAGTTTTTTTCTTCTTCGCTGCCATTAAATTGTTCCTTAAGTTCTACTACTACTTGTTTCAATAACTCAAATGTTGTTCCCGCTTCATCTTCTGATTCAAACGCACCTAAACGATCAATTTGTTTCATTGCATCATATGACTGTTCAATGCGTTCATACATGAATTGATTGGTTGATTCTAATTCTTCAATATATTCTTGAGCTTCTGCTAATGAACCAGCTAAATACCAAACCCTAAAAGAAAGATATATTGCAGTCAATAACAATATAACTATTAATAAACCTGTTATCATATTAATCCTGATTAAAAGCACTAAAAATATCCGTTAATGTTTTTTCAACATCTGGATTATTTTCTGCTAAGTTTTTCAATCCGTTACTTTTTGTAATTTTGCTTTTTTCAACAGATGGTTTCGGAGTAGCTTGATCTTTATTTCGCCAACGCTCAAATTCAATTTGTGCTGCCATATGATCTCCATGATGCAATACAATAGGCAAATTTGTTTTTAATTTAGCTTGTGCTGAACGAGCTACAAAATATGGTTTATTTGCATCATCATACATTCCATCGTGAATTTTGATTGCTTGATATTCTGTCCAAGACAGCTTTACATCATATTGTTGAAGCAACCAAATTGAAAGATCTGGAACCATTGTAAACGGAATGTTTTCATTATGTTTATACATCTTGTTTTGATTCTTGCGATGCCAATCTGATGTTTCAACTTGATAAACTTCATTACCATCTCCCGGAAACCCTACTTTACCTAAATCATGATGCATTGCCGCAAAACGAAGTTCTTCAATGGTATATCCAGACATATCTGCACCCATCTCAGACCAAGATTTATAAAGTTTTTCGGTGCATGCAATAACACGAAGTACGTGGTCTACATATCCTCCTGCAAACGCATTATGGAAGTGAGCCATTGAAGATGCTGGCATCATTACCATGCGATCTTCAAAATCATCATACATTCGGTTAAGTTGATCTTT